TGGATTACGGGAAGGAGGAATAACGATTTTAATAACCGGGTGCGCTGTGGATACAACCAGCCGCTTGGGTAGACCACTCCGGTTTATTTTGGTGTTATAAGGCGATGACGATATGAAAGACAAAGTGATTAATGGGCTGCTGGCGATAGTGCTTGGATTTCTGATTATGGTCGGAATGCGAATAGCTGAGTGGACGATTGATAAGCCAAAAGTGCAATTACTTGTTTGCATTACGGAAAAGCAAGAGGCTTATGGACACTGCAAATTATTTGACGAATACATAAAAGAGAACGACTTATAACATTTAGTTTAGCTGCACCACTAGAAAGTTAATTAAAAGCGCCAGAGACCGCCGTGTCAGCTAGAACGCCGTGTTAGTGTGCATGATAGGAGAAGCAAGTGGAAACAAACCTGAGATTAATGAAGTGGAACAGGATTGAAGATAAGGCCCCGAAAGCGGGATCAATGGTGCTGATTTTCACGCCTGAATGCTTAACAACCCAAGCATATTACTCTGGTAGCTCATTTCATAAACCATGGGGTGATGAATACCCTGGCAGCAAACAACCTAAATGGTGGATGGAATTACCTGCCGCGCCTAATGCAGACTAACAGTTTTAATAACCAGTGGCATGACCATGTGGAAATTGCCGCTGAACTTTAACCAATCTGAGTTAATTTATTGGTTATACGTGGAGCTTAAATATGATTGATTTCAACAACATTGCAGTAGGCGAGAAAGTAAAGGTAGTTGGCGCGGGCGCCCCTGGTTTTGCCAAGCTAGGTGAGGAACTTGAGATAACACAGGTTAGGAGTGACCGCGTATTTGCAAAGCGGAGTGACGGAGAGGAGGCGTTTTTCGCACTCACATGCGGGGCCGCAAGACTGGAAAAGCTGGACGTATAACGATTTTAATAAGGGGTGCGACACGATGAACGATGAAAAGAACGCCAAGACTGCCGAGCATCCGCTTGATTTGTTGGTTATGCGCGGCTCTGGCGATCACAGGTGCTATACAGCGGCCTATGGAATACCAACAGTCCAGCTTGGTGATGGCGGGGTAATTATAAGCGACCTCTTTTTTGAGGGTGATGAGTTTGCGGGAGTTGGGTTCTCACTCGGAGCGGGTGAGATCGACCAACGCCACCCGGAACTTGAAGGGCAGCGAGCCGATGAAATTGGCGTATTTTTACAAGTGATTTCTACCGCGCCTGAATCTCTGCAAGTACTGATTAACAGGCTCGAAGAGGTGAAGCAAGAATGGGAGTACAGGACGGGCGCGAAAATGAGGCCCAACACTAGAAGCGCATAACAATGCAATATCCAGACCGTGCAAGGTCGGCCTATATAAATCAATGAGTTAATGAAACAAATCAACTACAAGGCCTCACGGACAGGAGCAAAATTCCATGCCTCGCCCAAGGTAGTCAGGGGCTTCATGGGGCCAGTAGGCAACGGGAAGAGCGTAACCTGCATTAATGAGCTTCACCGATTAGCGGTATTGCAGGAGCCAAACAGCCAGGGAATCAGGAAGACGCGCTGGGCAATCATCAGAAACACCTACCCAGAGCTATCCACAACAACGCTCAAGACCTTCAAGCAGTGGATTCCAGAGGAACTATGCCCGATTACGATGCATCCTCTCATTACTGGCACTCTTCGTTATCAGCTCAAGGACAAGACAAATGTAGAGGCAGAATTCATATTCATGGCCCTAGACAAGCCGGATGACGTGAAAAAGCTGCTATCTCTAGAGCTAACGGGCGCATTCATCAATGAGGCCAGAGAGATACCATATGCCGTTGTGAAAGCCTGTAGAGAGCGCATAGGGCGCTATCCAGCTAGGATTGACGGGTATGAAGACGAGGGAGACTATAAGGCCCCTAGAGGCTCAGAAGGGAGCTATCAGCCATGCACGCGCAAAGCCCTGATAATGGACACAAACCCCACAGATGACGATCATTGGTGGTATCAGCTGGCCGAAGAGGGAGCATTGAAGGGAAATCAATCGCCAGACGCTAAGAAGGCAGTTGCAGAGATATTCGATTTCTTCCGTGGTGTGCCGCCGCTCATCAAGACCAAGGACGGATATGAAAATAACCCGCTAGCTGAGAATGTGGAGTTCCTGCCGGGTGGGTATCAGTATTATCGGGACATGATAGCCGGGAACACTGAAGACCACATTAACGTCATGGTCTTAGGTAACTATGGCTCGATTCAAGAAGGAAAGCCAGTATATCCCGACTATAACGATAGGGTTCACTGTCCAGATGGAGCGTTATCCCTTATCTCTGATCTGCCAGTGGGGATAGGCTGGGACTTCGGCCTCACACCAGCGGCGGTATTTGGTCAGCTCACAACCACCGGGCAATTGAGGATAGTTGCAGAGCTGGTATCTGAAGATATGGACGTGCGCCGATTCGCTAGGGATGTGGTCAAGCCCTTCATTCAGAGGAATTTCTCAGGAATGGAGATAGGGTTCTCGCTGGCTGATCCGGCAGGAAATAACAGGGGAGAGGGTGAGGGAAAGACCGGCATAGGGATATTGAATGATGATTTCATAGATAACGATGATGGCGACATAATCCAGCCGCTAAATATGGGGTTTGTTACAGAAGGCGCCCCAACCAATGACACACAAAAGAGGATAGACGCGGTAAATTCGTTTATAATCAAGATGGTATGCGGCGAACCTGGGTATCTTCTATCGAAGCGCTGTGCAGTTCTGAGGAAGGGAAAGCTAGGCGGGTATCATTACAGGAGAATGCAGGTGGCTGGGGCAGAGGCTAGATATACGCTAAAGCCTGATAAGAACAACTGCTCCCATCCCAGCGACGCGGAGCAATATCTGGCTCTTGGTTTTGTGGGTGGTTATGTTACTGATTCGCAAGAAGATTACGACGATTATCCAGAATATCGAGAATGCGGGCCGATGGGATATTAGACATATAACAACTTGACATAACAACATAATCTAGCTATATAAACCGGAATAAGCAGACAAAGGCAACCAAATGGCTTCAGGCACGACATTACTTGTATTTACTCCGCTCAGTAATGAGCCGCCAAGCAGCAATCCAGCTACAATTGATCTGCGTAATAATCACCCCGTCCTTGATTTTGACGATACCACCAACGAGAGCGCAGTTTTTACCAGCATAATGCCGAGAGCGTATAGTGGTGGTGGATTAACTGTATATCTCCACTACGCGATGACAAGCGCGACCTCTGGTGATGTTGATTGGGACGTGTCGTTTGAGAGGATAGGAGATCAGCAGCAAGACCTTGATTCTGATGGGTTCGCGGCTGTTCAGTCCGATGATAATATAACTGTACCCGGTACAAGTGGGCTGGTAGATATTGTGAATATTATGTTCACGGATGGAGCGCAGATGGATTCTATCGCTGTAGGTGAGTCATTTAGAGTCAAGATCACAAGGGATGCAGCCAGTGATACAGCTACAGGCGATGCAGAGCTGGTAGCGGTGGAGATAAAGGAAACATAATGTCGGCAGAGCTATTATCTTCAAGTTCAGCAAGATTAGAGTTTGGTGATATAGCAGCTCTAGGAGGGCTTGTTGGCCTAACAGTAGCCTTTACGCTAAATACATCATCTAGCTATGGTGGTACTATGATGGCTGGACAGTGGGGCAGCGCATCAGGATTTAGAGCATTTCTGATACAGAGATCAATAAATGAAATAGGATTCGTCGTTACGGCTAATGGCATACTTGGATCGGTGGCGTTTGGAGAAACAACCAGCGATTCCCCCATGAGCACTGATAAATTGCACAGGATTGTATGCACATGGAATGTGAATCCTAAAAGAATCGGGATATGGGTAAATGGGATTAAAAGCTCCACCACTAATTGGTTTAGCGGAAATCCTCTTACGCTCCATGATACGAACTCTGAAGTATTTCTTGGCTATGAAGCCAATTCAGGCGCAGCAAATGTAAATGGTGACTATTCAGAATTCGCCATTTGGGATCATGAAGTTCCAGACTGGGTAGCAGAAGCCTATGGAGTCGGAGTTAGTCCAAGTATCTATCGTAATGGCGGCATTGTTTACACCAAGGCTATAAACACATCACATCTTATTGATGAATGGGAAAGCAACACCGTTACCAACACAAGCGGAACTACCTCAGAACATCCTAGAATGTTTTATCAGCCAATAAGACCAGCTATTGCGCTTGCTGCTGCGCCAGCGCCGCCTCCTAAGGTGTCCTATAGTGAGGGGGTTTTGTCAATAATGGTATTAAATGGCTCTGGAGTACAAAGCGAAATCACGTCTGATGGTAAGGGCGTCAATAGTACAATAACATCGGTGAATTGATATGTCGTTAAAAACTGGCGAAACAGGAAAGATATTTAGAGTGGCGGCTGGATTTGATATGTCATCACGTACTGAGCTATCTATAAAATTCTACAAACCAGATGGAACTGCTGTAACAAAAACGCAGACAGGGGGCGAAGTAGCGCTAGGCATTATTAATGTGACTGACCCAGATTTAGGTTCGCTCCTAGCTAATGAGTATGTTGAATACGATATTGAGTCTGGATTCCTCGACCAAGCCGGAACATGGACCGGATGTCTAACTTATACAAACACTGCGCCAACGCCAGATGATATTTTCATAGGCAACGCATTTTCATTTACTGTTGGGAGTTCATGCTAATGGTTATCCCTGCCAGGCTGGATGAAAATCAAGAAGCAGCAATTGAAGAGGAAGAACAAGAAAAAGGCTTATCTGGTGTCGAGCTTCTTGCATCTTATTTTTCGAGGCTCGATGGCCAGGAGGGTATAAGCTACATCCCGCTCCACAACATTGCAGAAATGATTGATGATTTAACACTGTCGTTAGTTGGTCGGCAGGTTGTAGAAGGGCATGAGGCCGACTGGGATTCGATGAGTGAATGGAGGGAAGGCGTAGAGTATGGGAAAGAAATAGCCAAACAAGAAACAGAAACAAGAAATGAGCCTTGGGATGGTGCGGCTAATTTCAAATCACCAGTATTAATGAATGCCGCACTACGCTTTAGCGACCCTGCTTCCAGTCAGATACTAAGATCAAGAGACCTAGCGCAGGCTGACATAAATGGTAAAGACACTGATGACCAGAAAGCAGAGAGGGGCGAAAGAGTCTCTGAGTTTATTAATTATCAGCTAAATGAAGAAATGCCAGAATGGCGAGAAGAGCACGAAAAGCTGATTTATGATCTGCCTTATAGTGGGTCTGTGTTTAAAAAGACGTTCTTTGATGCTGAAAAAGGGAGGAATGTATCCGATCTGATTTGTTATCCTAATTTCTCTGTCAATCAAGAGGCCAAGAGTTTGTCCAGACTTCCTAGATTTACTGAAATCATGGAATTCAGGAACAACGAGGTAATTGAAAAGCAAAATCAAGGTATATGGCTGGATGTAGAGCTTACAGAGGATGGAGAAGGGGAGAATGAGGCGGAAAGTGATAAAGTCCGTGAATTCATAGAGCAACAAGGAACGTATGATCTTGATGGTGATGGATATGAGGAGCCATATACCTTTGTTGTTCAGACTAATACTAGGAAAGTAGTTAGGATTATCCCCCGCTTTGATCCTGAGAATGTTATTGTCCGAACAAAAACCACAGCAACCACGCTTGCAAAAGCCATGGAGGGTGGCATTAGCGAAGACATGGAGGTTGTAAGGATAAAAGATAATTGCAATATCACGAAATACGGGTTCTTGCATGACCCTCAAGGTGGTTTTTTGGATGTTGGGTATTCTCATCTCCTTGGCGCTTTGACAGGCGCTATTAATACCACAACGAACCAGTTATTGGATTCTGGTACGTTGGCAAACCTTTCAGGTGGTTATCTGGCTAAGAACTTCCGCCGAAAGATGGGGGATATAAAATTCCAGCCTGGACAATGGAAGCAGACGGGTCTAACTGCTCAAGATTTGCAGACTGGTATGCTGCCACACCCAAACAAGGAGCCTAGCCCTACACTGTTTCAGCTCAATCAGTTCTTGATTGCTAACGCTCAAGAATTATCGGCTTCTGCTGACTTAGGGAGCGCTCTAGGCCCGCAAACAGCGCCTACCACTGCTTTGGCTATTGTCGATGAGCAATTACAGAAGACCGGCGCGATTATGCTTCGTATTTACAGAGCAATGGCGCAGGAATTCAACAAGCTGTATAGGCTAAATTCCAAATTCACTGACCCTGTGGAATATCAACAGGTCTTGGATGATCCTGAGGCAGACTTTAGGAGGGATTTTGATCAAAAAGGAATGGACGTCATTCCGGTCGCAAATCCTGAGATTTCCAGCAAGATACAGCGTATTCAGATGGCAAGTGCAGAAATGAGCCAGCTAGAGAACGTCGCCATAGCGGGCGGCGATATAAGACCAATTGTGAAGAACTTCTATGAGGCTATTGGCTCACAAAATGTAGACGAGATATTCCCAGACGAAACCCCTGAACAGATGTTACAGCGGATTCTTTCCGAGAACCCAGATTTGGCAGAGCTGATTATGGGCGAACAGGAAAGGCTAGACTTGATCGCGGCGGCGCAGGCTGACGCATTCGAGAGAGAGCAGCAGAGGCAGGACATAAGGCTTGCAGCTGATTTGGATAAAACGGCAGCGGAGACTGAAAACAAACAAGCAGACACAATCAAGAAGCTTGAAGAGGCAGAAACAGAGCAGACAAAGAACCAAATAGACACATATACCGCAGCGCAAAACATAGATAATCTTGCCCTGCAAAACCAACGTCAAGCACAGGAGTTGACTAATGATAACGAAAGAAGACTTCCAGCAGTGGAAGAATCTCCCGGTAACGAGAGCAGCCAATGAAGTATTGGATGAAGCTCTTAAAGAGTTAAGAAGCACGCCTAGAGGAAGATCGACAATCGAACAAACAGTTGGAGATGCCCACCGCATTGACGGCTGGATTGAATGTATTCAAGAGCTAAAAGAGTTCTTTGAATATGGTTCGGGGGTGATTGATGAAGATTAAGCCCACAGGTCATTTTGTGTTAGTAGAGGTTAAGCCGGTAGAAGAAACCTTCCCAGGAAGCAAGATATTAAGCCCGCAAAGTGAAATAGAAAGAGAGCGCAAAGGCCGTGATATTGGCCGAGTGCTTGAGTTCGGCCCTATTGCTTTTCTTGGATTTGCAACATGCAAGAAGCCAGAAGACTGGGGGGTGAGGGTTGGTGATTTGGTAGAGTTCAACCGATATGATGGAAAGATGCCAAGAGTTAGTGAGCAAAACCCAGAGTTCGAGAACTATCGAATCATCAATGATAATGACATTATCGCAGTGATAGAGGAATAAGTTATGAGCGCGAATGAAGAAGAGATTGAGGCGACTCTCAGAAAAGAGTTGGATATTCCCGAAGAGACTGAAACTCACGAAGAGGAAGAGCAGGAGGAAATCAGCCCCTTAATGCAGGAAGCCCTAGATGCTGGCTATAAAGACAAGGACGCTTTTGTAGAGGCTGGAGGAGACCCGGAAAAGCACGTTTCACCACATGA